GCTGCGAGCGCGGCCCGTCCGCTGCATGATGCGAGCCTTCAGCGCATCGCGCTCGGCTCCGGCTGCGTACTCGGCATCTTGAGGCCCATGAAATGAACGCGGCGGACCAAGCTTTTCTCGCCGAACTGAAGCGTCTGCTCCGCTGCTACGGCATGAAGGTCGAGGCGGCCGGTCCCAGCAGCGTGAAGATCACGTGGGACTGCGGGGAAAGCGGGACCTGCATCGTCAATCAACAACCGTTCGTGCTCGCCGACGCACCCGGCATCGCGCTTTCTGTCATCGGACCGATCTATGGCAACGCGATCCCACACTGAGCCGCCGTGCGCCAACTCGCGGGACGTGATGGCCGCGGCCGACCGGCTGCCGGCCGAATGGCGCGCGCTCGTCCATGAATACGGGCTCGTGATCGTGCTGGCGCTCTGGGACGAAGGGCACCGCGACGCCTCGGAGGTGGAGCCGATGCTCCAGTCCTGGCGCGAGAGCCGGCAAGACCAATGGCTCGCCACCGACTACATCACCGCGAAGACGCGGCGCTCGTTTGGGATGCATTGATGCCGCTGAAAGAGGTTTCCTACGCGGAACTGATGTCGACCGTCTCGCATATGGCGGGCGACGATCGCGCGCGCCTGGCGCCGCTGATCGACATGCGCGCGGACGGCGAAACCGCGAGCATGGTCGGCAACCGGCCGACCGGCACTAGCGAAGAGGACGAGCAGTACCTTCCCGTCTCGCGGCTGCGCACGCAATACATCGATTTTCTCGGCCAGAAGGTCGCCGAGATCGAAGAGCAGAAGGAAGCGCGGCGCTACTACCACATGGCGCACTGGACCGCGGCGGAGGTCCGCATCCTGCGCGCCCGTGGCCAGCCGGTCATCAGCGTCGACCGCCTCCCGCGCAAGATCAACGGCATCGTCGGCTTGCTCGAAAAGCTACGGCTCGACCCGAAGGCGTTCCCGAACAAGCCGAAGGCCGAAGACGGCGCCGAGGTCGCGACCGCCACCGTTCGCAGTGTGCTCGACGGCAACGATTGGAAGACGAAGGACGCCGAGTGCGCCCGCCACGCGGCCGTCGAGGGCATCTCGGGCGTCGAGCTGCGGCTGATCGAGGGCGATCAGGGCGACCCGGACATCGGCATCGAGATCGCGCTCGGCGACGACTATTTCTATGACTACCGCAGCGTGCGCTACGACTTCTCGGACAAGCGCTTCGACGGCATCGCCAAATGGATCGATATCGAAGAGGCGGTCGAGCTGTTCCCCGACAAGGAGGAATTGCTTCGCGGCCTGCTCGACGCCGGCTCGGACCTCACGACAAACGCCGATCGCGAGTTCAAGTGGCTCAACACGCAAGAGAAGCGCATCCGGCTTGTCGAGCACTGGTACAAGTATCGCGGCAAGTGGCGCTGGGCGTTCTACGTCTCGCACACGCTGCTCGATGAGGGCGTGTCTCCCTTCTTCGACGAGAGGGGCAAGACCATGTCGCGCTTCATCATGTTCAGCGCGGCCGTGGACCACGATGGCGACCGCTACGGCTTCGTCCGCAACCTCAAGGGGATGCAGGATGAGGTCAACCAGCGCCGCAGCAAGGCGCTGCATCTGTCGAATTCGCGCCGGCTCATCGGTGAGAAGGGCGCCGTCGATGACGTCGAGACCGCGCGGCGCGAATGGGCGCGGCCGGACGGCTATCTCGAAACCAATCCGGGCAAGACCATCACGCCCGACAACACGACGCAGGACCTTGAAAACCAGTTCCGATTCCTCGAGGACGCGAAGAACGAGCTTCAGCAGTTCGCCAACATCGACATTGCCAATCTGAGCCCGTCCGCGCTCGGCAATCTCTCGGGACGCGCGGTGAGCTTGTTGCAGCAACCGGGCCTGGCCGAGCTCGGGCCCTTCATCCTGTCCTATCGGGGTTGGAAGCTGCGGGTCTATCGCGCGATCTGGAACACGGCGCTGCGCTATTGGAAGGCCCAACGCTGGATCAGGGTCACCGAAGAGCAGGAGGGCGTGCAAATCGCCCGGTTCATGCAGGTCAACGGCATGGAGGTCGACGAGTTCGGCCGCCCGATGCTGGTCAACATGCTCGGCGGGCTGCACGTCGATATCAGCCTCGACGAAGGCCCCGACGTCGTCAACATGATGCAGGACACCTACGACGTTCTGCGCAACCAGCCGCCCGGCACGGTGCCGCCACAAGTGCTCATCGAGCTGGCGCCGATCCAGGGCAGCCAGAAGAAGCGCATCCTCGACATGCTGGCGCCGAAGCCGGTGCCGGTCGATCCGGTCGAGGCCGTGGCCAAGCAGCTCATGCTCGCCGGCCAGGCCGCGCAGAACGAGAAGTTGCGCGCCGAGGCCGAAGAGAAGTCGGCGAGCGCCGATCAGAAGCGGGCCGGGGTCTATCGGGAGGCGGCGAGCGCCGCGCATCTCGCCAGCCAGGCGCATCTCGCGCCCGTCGAGTTCGCCTGGGGCGCGATCAAGGATGTCATCGCCGCCAACTCGGCCGAGGCGAAGCCTGATGCGCCCGCCTCGGCCGAGCCGCCGATGCCGGCGATGCCGATTCCGATGCCGATGGCGCCACCGTCACAGTATCCGGCGCCGTTCAACTTCTAAGAGGTCACCATGTCGTTGCCGAAGAACATCTTCGCCTGCACGCGGCCCGGCTCCGGCTTCCCGGCTTACGTCTCGATCAATGCGACCGAGGACGGCCGGGTGTCGATCACCACGCGCGGCCCGCAGAACGGCGACGAAGCCGGTCCGCTCGCCGAGGTCGTTCTGTCGCAGGACGAATTCAACTTCATGAAGGATGCGCTCCTGAAGTGGGAGCGCACCGTACCGCCCGACCCGGTACCGGCGCCCGCACCAGGCGACGACTGACGATTTCGGACGCGCCGCCGAGACAGGCGCAGGAGTTCTTTCGAGCAGCTCCGCTTGATGCTCGCCGTTCCTGCGGATGACGAGATATCCGCACGCCACACCGGCCGGGCGCATGCGGCTGCCGTCTTCACAACGAAACTGTGAGCAAGAGGACTGCCAATGCCTCCTGAGAGGGAAGTCGACATTCTGGGCGATGCCATCGCCGCCACGGACAAGGAAATCTTCGACGCGGCGAACGACATCGAGGAAAGCGTACTGGATGAGACCGGCGATCGATCGCGTGAAGCGATGGGCGGCGGGCTCGAAGGCCAGGACGAAGGCGACGGTGAGGTAGAAGCCGACGCCGACGCGGACAAAGGCGCTGGTGACGGCGATGATGCCGGCGCCGACGACAAAGACGCGGAAGGTGACGGCAAAGGCGAGCAGCCCCGTGCAAAGGACGGGACGTTCGCCGCGAAGGACGACAAGGCCGATAAGGACGGCGCCGACAAGGGCACGAAGCCTGATCCCAAGGACGCCGGCAAGACGCCGGCGGCCGCGGGCGAGGGCGAGGACAAGCCCAGCGGCAAGGTCCCGCCTGGACGGCTGCGTGAAGAAACAGCAGCACGGCAAGCCGCGGAGACGCGCGCCACCGCCGCAGAAGCTGCCGCCAAGGCGGCAACGGATGCGGTCGCGGCGCTCAATGCGCGGCTCGACACCATTCTGTCACGCCCGGCGCCGGCCGCGACACCTGCGCAACCCGCCAAGACCGAACCCAAGAAAGTCGAGGTCCCCGACGTTCTCGAAAATCCGGCTGCGTTCGCCGAGTATCTGACCCAGCAATTCACGGGTCAGTTGACGACGTTCCGCCAGGATCTCGCTCGAGATCGCGTCGAGGACAGCATGCATGCGGCGCACAAGCAGCATGGCGAGACCTTCGAACAGGCCTACCAAGCCGTGACGGCGCTCAACAAGCAGAACCCCGTCGATCGCGCGACGGTGCAAAGCATTTGGGGCTCCCGTGATCCGGGCAGCGCCCTGATGGACTGGCACCGCCAGCAATTGACGTTGCGCGAGGTCGGTGCCGACCCCTCGAAGTATCGCGAGAAGGTCGCCTCCGAAGTGCGCACTCAGCTGATGCAAGACCCTGAGTTCCGCAAGCAGCTCATTGCCGATCTGCGTACGGAAGCCTCGCAGGGTGGTGATGGCGGCAAGCCTCGCAATGTCATCCGCGGCCCGAAGTCATTGAACGGCGCAGCCGGCGGATCGGCCCGAGACGTCGATCCCACGCTCACCGACGACAGCGACCGCGAAACCTTCGCCTCAGCATTCCGGGAATAGCGCTCCTATCCGTTCCGACCTGACAGACCCGCTATATGGCGGGTTTTTTATTGGGCGGGCGTCGGCGCGCGTCCTGGTGAAAGGACCACGCCATGGCTGTCACTGCAGCCCAAACCAACAACAAGCTGATCGTCTTCCGACGTCAGATCACGCGGGAATACATCCGCGAAAATCTGTTCTCGCCGTACGTCAGCAGCGACCTCACCGCCATCATCCGGGTCATCCAGGACCTCAAGAACGGCGGCGAGCAGATCAACGTGCCGCTGGTCGGGCGGCTCAAGAACCAAGCGATCGCTGTCGGCCCGCTCGTCGGCAACGAAGAGAACATCGACAACTATGGCTTCCGGCTGTGGATCGACTGGGCGCGCAACGCCATCAAGATCAACAACGCCGAGGAGCAGAAGTCGTCGATCGACCTGTTCGGCGAGGCCAAGCCCTTGCTCACCACCTGGGGGCAGGAGCTGCAGCGCGACGAGATTATCGACGCTCTGCATGCGCTGCCGTCAGAGTCCGCGCCGGCCGGCCTTTCGACCAACTTCGGCCAGCGCGTCAACGGCATCTTGTTCGATGCCGCGACGGTGGGCCAGCGCAACACCTGGGTGACCGACAATTCCGACCGCGTGCTGTTCGGTAGCGCGTTCGCGAACCTGGTCGCGGGCAACTTTGCGTCGAGCTGCGCCAACGTAACCGGCGGCATGACGCTGTCGGCGGCGATCCTCCTGCGCATCAAGCGGGCCGCCCGCAAGGCCAACCCGAAGATCCGTCCCTACAAGGTGCAGGGCGGCGGCTCGCGGGAATACTTCGTCATATTCCTCAATTCGGAGCACTTCCGCGATTGTTCGAACGACGCGACGATCATCACCGCCAACACCCAGGCCCGCGCCCGCGAGGGTAACGGCATGGACAAGAACCCGCTCTTCCAAGACGGCGACTTGATCTACAACGGTCTGATCATCCGCGAAGTGCCCGAGATGTCGACGCGCCTGCCGACGTTCTACAAGACGGCTGGCGCGGCTGGCATCCAGATCGCGCCCGCGTTCCTCTGTGGCCAGTCTGCGATGGCCTGGTGTTGGGGCCGCATGCCGACCCCGACCTTCCTCAAGGAAGACGATCACCAGTTCTACCGCGGCGCTGGCATCAAGATGGCGTACGGCATCGGCAAGATCGCGAAGAAGAATGCCACCAACAACCTCAGGGAGTGGGGCATCTTCACCTGGATCGGGCCGGCGGTCGCCGACACCTAAGCCGCTCTGACCGGCTGACAAACAGCGCGGCGGGTTCACCCCGCCGCGCATCCCTTTCATCGTCATCATCCATCACCGGCCCAGGAGGCCATTATGTTCCATCGCTCTCTGCGGTCCGCCGTGGCCGTGTGTGCCCTCGCGCTCGTCGGCCTCTCGGCCGCCTATGCGCTCAACGTTCCCACCGGCGCGATCTTCTCGGCGCGTCTCAATACGACCCAGCAGGTCCACTACTATCGCTTGGTCGTGAACTTCAACGACCCCGGCATTGCCGCGGGTGTGAAGTTCGGCCGCCTGCCGGCGAACACCTACATCCTTTCGATCGACGCTCACGTGAAGACGGTGTTCAACGCCGCGACCACCAACGTGCTCACCATGGGCACGTCCACGACCGCGACCGAAATCTTCGACGCCGCGACCGCCAACGCTTCGATCAACGAAGCCTCGGCCACCGTGCAGCACCTGACCGCGGCCGCTGGCCTCGGCACCGCGGTGACGGCCTCAGGCGAGGTCGATCTCTACGTGAAGTACACGCAGTCCGGCACCGCGGCGACCACCGGCCAAGCCGTCATCGTCGTCGCCTACATCCCGGACAACGACCTCTAATCGAGCCCACCCGGGCTGTTCGGACGAACGTCAAAGGGTGTGGTCACGATGACCACACCCTCCACGCCAATGGAGCAAATCATGGCGAATGTGACCTACCAGCCGAAGGATGGCGATCCCGTGCGGACGTCGTTCCATGGCGTCAACTTCGTTGCCAACGTCCCGGTGTGGACCCAGCACGCCTTGCTGATCGGGCAGGCCCGGACCAATCCGTGGTTTCACGT